CTAGGTCATAGCCGTCAGAAATATACACGCCAGTTAGCCCCAACGTAAATCCGAGGGCAGTACCCGTCGTAGGGGGGTTGCTAAACACAAACGTAGTTTCAGCCGTAGGGGTGTAGCTAAACACGTTACCAGAAGTCAGGTCAAGAGTTGTGCCTGTGATCGTTCCAACCGCTCCCACCAAGCTGCCGCCCAGCTGCAAGCCGTTCTTGATACGAAAATCTTTGTCGTTAGCCATAGGTTCACTCTCCCCTAGTTAGGCTGGTTATAGCACGATCGCCTTTACCGTGTAGTTGGTCGATGTAGAAGAAGCTGCAGTGACAACGATACGGAAGTTCCCACCGGATACATCTACGTCATAACTTGCCAAAGAAGCCGTACCCGTATTTACGACGGCATACTCAGTCGCATAGGCTGTGGCCCCCTTCCACGTAACGAGCAGCTCGCTTACCGTGCGGTCTGTGCCGTTGTCAGCCACAACAACAATCTTAGCTGCGTTATACGCGGTTGTGGCGTAGGTAGCGATGACTGTAGACGCAGTGCTAGACGTAGTGGCAGTCTGGCTGTCGGAAAACCCTATGGCACTCTGTAGATCATCCGCCGCTACCGACACATACACCACAGCAGCGCCTGTGAGGCTCAATAGAGCGCCTGTCGAGCTTTCCCCTAACGTGCGTGACAACGTAGTCCCAGTGGCCGTATAGGTGCCCGAACCAATCTCCCAAGATACGCCGTCCTCAATGACGTAGCGAACCACATCAGCGTCAACCACGCCAGCATCAGCAAAGGTCTGGTAGCCACTCTCAGCAGAGCCAAGCGTGATTGTACCAGTGCCAGTCGTGGCGGTAGCAACTTTGGCTCTGTTTACGAGAGTGACCATTTTTATGTCCTTACGCGATGCGGAGGATAGCGTTCGATGCGTCCGCTACCGGGAACTGGATGGTGAAGTCGCCGTCAGTAGAGGTCTTGTCAGCCCCAAAATCAAGGATCGCAATAGCTCGATTGGCCTTAGATGCGTTGTATAGCATCGCACCGCGCGCAGTGATCGTCGAAGACGCCCACGTAGTATTGTCAAAGTCCACAATCGCGGTTGTACCGCTGGAGCTAATCGTTGCCCCAGTTAGGGTGTTGCCCCCAGCGGTGTACCCGGTACCGGCAACCTCATTTGTTGTAGCATACGCTGTAGTCGTCGCCCCGAGGGTCGCCGAGCTAGTAAACAGCGCAATTTTAATCGTGTCAGTGTCGAGGTCGTGCACGCCGCCAAGAAGCTCAGTCTTGAAACTTGTGCACATCGCTTGTGTGATAGCCATGTCTTATCTCCTTAGCTCACGGCAGTGCGTACTTGGCCAGAACGGTATGTGTCCTGACGCATTTTGCCATCCCCGAGATTCTTGAGCAGCCCGATCGCAAGCACATACAGTTGATTGTACATGTTGACGACGTCCTGCTCGCCTTTCAAGAAGCGGATAGCTTCAACCAGCGCACCGTTTAGTAGCGCTGAATCAAACTCGTTCCCTAGCCACGTCGTACCTGCGGTAACGATGGACTCCGGGTAGTATCCGTAATGCAGTTCTACGGTGTAGTCCGCATTGGGTGTAGGGCCCAAAATAAATGCGTTACCGTCAAAAAACGCGTAGTGTTTGGGTACGCCAATACCCCCCGGCGCAGGGTAGGCTTCCCGGATAAAATTTACGTCCTTGTTAAGCAAGTACGAATAATTACCGGACTCCTCTACAACCGCCATACTGAAAGAGTACAGGAAATCTTCGGGCATAGAAAGGTACTTGTTCCCAGAGGTTACCGTACCCGTCACGTTCTTGCGGAGTTCCGGAATCTGGACCGTATTGTATATTTTCTGCTCCGCCTGTTTAACAAACATGGCAAGCTGGTCGTCGGTGAACGACGTTTCACAGATATCTTCGATGTTTGCTTTCAGCTCGGCGTAATCCATACCTTACCCCATTGGCCCGCGGGCCATGATACCTTTAGTGGCTGCACCGGTGCCACGGACCTTCGTGCCGCCAGATTTCTTGGCGGGCTTCTTCATCTTCTTCGTCTGGCTTTTGACTTTACCACCAGACATCATCTTCTTGGTTCCGCAGCTAGGCATGAGTGTATCTCCTATGAAGTTATTACTGTGACTTGCCCGATAAATCCAGTGCCAACTATCTGCCGTACTGGGATGATCTGTGCACGGCTTTGAGCGTATTCAGAGCTATCGGGGCGTGGGTTACGGAGGGCCTGCGGGTCCTCCACCGGAAACTCGCCTAACTTAAGCTGGGGGTGATCCGGGTCCCAGCATGTTGAGCAAGATAATAAGTTTGTCTTGCGACCCTTAACGAAGGTAGTGCGTAGCTTACGTAGCGGGTATTGAAACCCGCATATATCGCATATGCCGATCGCTTTTTGGCTTGAGGCAAACCGATTACTCACCGGACCATCCTCACGCTGGGCACGAACCGTATTGGAGCCTTCTCACGGTCTTCTTCGGCAGCAAGCCGGAATTGATCCTCGTATTCGGCCTTAAGGAGCGGGATACGGTCGATGAGCTCGGGCACCTTCATCGCGATGTAGTACGCCAGCCCCGCTACCAGACAGGGGAGAAAGCGGAAGTTCATATCCGCAGTTTGAACCCCGGAGCCCGCGTCTTGGACGCGGCGCATGCGCCAGTAAACAAACGTATAGTTGTTAGAGTCCGGCACCGGCCAGACATTAATCCGTGGGGCGTCACGGAGACGCTCAATCCACACCTGAATCGGCCTACCGGTGTTGGTCTTGTTAGGAATCGTGGAGTAGGTGCTAACGCTAATACGCGAGATATTAAGGTCTTGCTGCGTGCTGCCTGCCCCTGTGCGAATAACCTGCTCAAGTAGGTCGATGGTGTCCGCAGGTAGGGCGTACTGTGCTACACCTTGCGAAAGGCTTAGAACCCCCTCGTCGATGGTCCACATGTTGATGCCGCGGTTCTGCCACTCGATCGTCATCAAGTTCATAGACCGCCGCGCAGTGCGAAGGTCATAGCCAGACCGCATCTCGCGGCCCGCACGTTCCCATGCTTCCTCGGCGATCTCCGTGAAGTCCATGTTAAACGCTGTGGTACCGGATGTGGTCACTTGCTACCCCGTTTTGCTGCTGACACCCTACGAGGTTTACCCGCTGGTTGCCCTAGTCGTTTCTTCTCAGCGACCTTCTTGCTCTTCTCTGAAGAGCTCATTTCACCGCTAGTCTTAGGGGTCTTGCCAGACACCCGCTTGCTTGGTCTGCAATACGGAGTACCCCGACTTTCGCCCTCTTGGCGTCCGCAAGCCTTACCAGTGCGTACATCTTTCCAGTCCTCTTTGAACCAGCGCTTCAGTGCCGCACCTTTCTCCGTCTTGCGAACCGCCATCACTTCGACCCTTTGTTGCCCCAGTTCTTTGCCCCGACCTTGCGGCACTTGGCAATAGCCCCAGAAGCATAGGCGGACGGAAAGACCTTATAGCGAGATTTTACCTTGCTATAGCAGTCGTCTTTGACCGCCCCACCTTTCTTGTAGCGCTTGCGCATTACATCATCTTGCAGGCGCGGACGCCCTTAGACGCCATACCCGCACCCCGTACTTTACCGCCAGCCTTCATTTTATGTGCGGAATCCTTCATCATGGTGCCGTCAGGCATTTTGTGCATGCCGACTTTACCGCCAGCCATCATGCCTTCAGGCATCTCCATGGCTTCCCGCATCGACGCGCGGTTGCCGCGGCCTACAGCCGTGTCGGAGGACATCATGTCTTCAATTTCTTGGGGGCGCTTGCGGGGGCGGATCGACCGAGCCGGTGCAGCCGAGCTCCTACCTTCCATAAGGTCATCTGGACGCGCCTTTGGGCGCATTTTCGGGCGGTCAGACGATGCCATGCCGCCGTTCTGGTATTTCTTCATCATGAGTTTATCTCCTACGCTTTGAGGTGCCCCGACTTCGGTGGCATTAGCAGTTCCACGCCCGAAGGCTTTTATTGATCCGAGAATCCGGGTCGTTCTTTGTCTTCTCACTTGTCAGCTTTTTCTTCATGCCAGACATCCGGGCACAGAAGCTCTTACGGCGGTTGCCGTCCTTTGTGCCAGCCTTGGCCTTGGGGGCCGGGGGCTTTAGGTTCATCCCCTGCTTTTTTGCAGACGCGCGGCCTTTGGCATTGAGCCCACCTTTTGGGTTCTTGCCTTCCTTACGCTGCCATGCTGGAGACTTCGCCATACTGCACCTTAGCTGTAGAACACGGTCATGGCGCTAATGTTTGTAAGCGCCGTGATAAAGACATCGGAAGAGCAACGAATCCCATAGTCTGGAATGTTGATTGAGTACGAGTCGGACGGGATAAAGTCGATGTCGAGAACCAGTGGGCCCCCGGCACCATCAGTCACGGTCAGCCGACCGGCACCGCCTGCAGTGGTAAAAACCTGAACCTGCCGGATGCGAGCTGGGCCTACAGCTAGCGACCCCGCTGCGGTGACGCGTTTTGTCCGAAGATCGGAGCTAGACATACGTTAGCCCTCCTTCTTTTTGGGGGCCACTTTTGGAGCTTTGATCGGGTTTCCATCCGCGTCGAGCCCGCGCGCTGCGAGTTCTTCCGGTGTCGGGAGTGTCCATTTAATTGTCATAGCTCACCTCACGCTGCTGCGATGGTAGCGCCGGTATCCGACCGCTTCCAGTCAGTGCCATTAGAGAACGCGAGAATCGGGGAACCCGCTGCGCCATTGGACACATAGATGATAGTGCCCGCGCCTGCTGTAGCCGCCGATGGGGCGTTCGCAACGGTGTATGTGGGGAGTTTGATTGCGCCAACAACATCGCCTGTGATGGAGCCAACAAAGCCGTTAGTCGAAACTACCGGTCCGCTAAACGTTGTAGTACCCATGTGTATCTCCTGTCGTGGGTCAAGTCAGCCACACTATGCGGCTGTCAGGAATGTAGGTAGAATACACGATAACAAAACAAAAAGAAAGGGGCCACCGAAGCAGCCCCTCCCTAACGGTGCCGGTGCGATTAAGCGCCGGGCGAACCGAAGATACCCAGCGGGTCCGAGACACCGAACGAATAACGTTCACGTGCCTTGTAGCGCGAGTTACCTGTGTCGAAGTCAGCATCCATGGACGTCGACATCGGTGCACGGACGAAGTGCTTCAGGCCGTTTGGAACATCCGTCATCAGGAACCAAGCGTTGGTGTCCGTCAGATAGTGGTTGATCGTGTAGCCTTCAGGGATCGCCCCGTTGTTCCGGATAGCGTTCAGGTCGTTATCGGCGGTACCGACACGGCCTTCAGTCTCCAGTAGACGAGTAGCAACGAACTGCAGCGCAGGCGGGATAACCAGCTTGCGTGGCTGGGATGCAATGAGCATCCCGCGTTCGTCAGTCCAAGCCGCGATCTGGATAACCGCAGCCTCAAGCGAAGTCTCGTTGAGGTCAGCAGCAACCGAGGGGCGGTTAGAGTTAGTGCCACCCGAAACCAGCGGGTGGGCAGTGGAACAAAGCGTCTGGCCGTCACCGTAGGTGGTGCCTGCGTCAAACGCGTTGTTGAGGATTGCCGCTGCCTTTACCTGCTTGCTGTACGCCATAGCACGGGCCAACGCCTTGGTATAACGAGACGACAGAGAGTCGTACAGGTTATCCTCGATGGCTTCCTCCGTGATGGCGAAGCCCATAGCGATGGTCTCGTGGGTGTAGCGAGCAGTCCATGCTTCCTGAGCATTGTCATACGAAATGGCGGAGCCTTCGTTTTTGACGGGTGCTGCAGAAAAGCCAGACAGCTTAGTTTCTTCTTCAAACGAGCGATCAGATGTCTCGGTCTCGAAGATTTCAGCGTGCTCTTCACCATACTTGGCGTACTCCAAACCGAACAGAGCGTTCAGCCCCGGAAGGAGTTCTTTGAGTAGCTGGGCGCGTGAAATTGCCATGTTACATTACTCCTTATACGCCGGTTGCATTTTGATACTGGTGCATGCCCCAATTCCACTTGACGACCAGCTCAACAAACGTATCGGAACCAGTCTTGGTATCCGGAATAACGTCGATGACGCGAATCGGCAGAGTGTTCGTGGTGGCTGCAGAAGTCGAAAGCACGGCGACTTTCGAGTTTCCAGTAGTGGTCGTCCCAGCGTTTTGTACCAGCGCCACGTTGTTACCAACGACGGTGCGGCCAACGCCTGCAATCACAGTCGTGCCAGACACGACGGCGACCTTAAACAGCTGGTCGGGATCATCCGCAACATACGCGACAATGTCGGATGCTACGGTGTTTGCGGGGAAATACTGGCTATACAGCTCGTAACCCAGACTTGGGTCCGTGTATCTGCAGCCAAGAAAAATACCCACGGGGGTTGCGGTCGTAGTTCCGGTGTCTTTCTCCAGAGTACCGTCACTTACGAGCTTAACAACGTCGCCATTCAGCAGGTTCGTTGCATAGCCCGAAGCAATAGGAATCTGGCGCGTAGCACCAGCGAACACCTGACCACCGATCAAATTGATCGGCTTCAGCCCGTATGGGGCGTCAACGGTAGGATATGCCATATCTAGCTCCTGTTAAGTTCCATTACCAAAGGTAACCCGTGTCTTCCGCTCGTTAAAAAGCGGCATACGCGGATCGTTCTCACGCATGAAGTTGTTGTCTACCGAACGCATCTGAGACTTAGTCTGGGTAGTGTAATATTCATTACGCTCCTCGACCAACTCTTTAGGTGCTTTGCAGAGCATCAATCCACCAATTACCACGTTTTCTGCAAACCGTTCATTCTCAACGGTGACCATGGTAATCTCTGGGTGATCCACCGCTTTCACGGGTTCCCAACCTTCACGCAATTTCGAAGAAACATTCGTGGCGTCGACTTGCCCTTGCGTGCTTATGCGCACCCAGTGATAGTCATAACCTGCCTCGGGATTCGGCGACGGAAGAACTTCCGGGCGCTGCCAAGTCCGTTTACGCGTGGTCTTTTCACGGGTGTCAAGCTCGCGGTCTATGCGATTCTCAGCCATTTTGTTTCCTCATATCTATAGCAACCTGTTTGGCGTATTGTTCCGGGGTAAGTCCCAACCTCTTCGCAATCTGGACCTGTGTTTTGGTCAGTGTCACCCGGTTCGGCGCAGTACTGCGCGTTGCCGCGGCCACGACCGAGGTCTTCCGCTTCGGCTCTGGAGCCCTTTGTTTCGTGTCCTCGAACTGATCGGGGAACACTTGGCGCATACGAGTGTTAATCCGCTCGTAGTAGTCATCGCTTTGCGGGCTTACGCCCTCTTTGACGAGTTTATTGTGCAACCCCAGCGCAAAACTCGTCATCTCGTCATCGCTTTGGAACCAAGAATTGTCGTTCTTCCAATCCAAGGCCCGCTGGTCGACTTTAGGTGCCGGGGCGGGTTCTGCCTTAACTTGTACAGGTGTTTCGCGCTCCTGTAAAGTTGGTACCTTGAGGTTGTTTATCTTTTCGAGCTTAAGCCTAGCAGTGGTTAGCTTATCCTGTGCATTAAGCACAGAATCCGCATCGCCAGAGTCATACGCAACTTTGTACCCAGCCTTCGCGGATTCCATATCCATCGCTGCGCTGCGCTTGGCCTGCTCGATAAGGGCCGCTTGGCTCTTGGTGCTGGAGGTCTTCAGCTTCTGATTTTCATTAAACAGCTGCTGCGTAAGGCGCTCAAGCTCCTCGCGCGCACGCAGGGCCTCTTCTTTAGCCCGCCGCTCGTCGTGGTAACCTTTACTAAAGTGCTTGATACGCTTCCGGACTTTGTCGGAATACTCTTCGAGCTCTTCGTCGGTTACATCCTCTGGGGGATCAGACGGTTTGCGGTTACGGTCGGCAGGGGGCGTATCGTCGACAACCTCTACTGCTATGTCGTCCTCGACAACTACCTCAATCTCTCCCTTCGCCTTGCCCGTCTTTACCATTGGCTCCGCGGAAGAAGACTCGATGTCGATTTCTACTGTCTCATCGTCGTCGTCGTTTGGAAACCCAAACTCTACTTTTTGAAAAGGCATAGTCTAGCTCCTTACGCGCGCTGGATGCCGCGGGGGTCAGCAACCACCGCTTCAATCGAGTCATCATTCATCAGGCGATATTCAGTATCGCCCATACGGAAACGCGTGCCCGAGTTCATGCGGAACATGACGTAGTCGCCGGGTTCGCACCATGCGCCGGTAGGAAACCGGTCTGCGTCAGAGTACGCCTGCTCGCCAACGTCAACAACAAGCCCAATGATCGACATGATATGGTCGCGGTCGCGCTCCTTATCCGTCTTGATAATGCTTGTACCCTCGTAGGTCTCTGAGACTTGCGGGAGCGCAATGAGTACGCGGTACCCCACTGGTTTGGGCAGCTGTGCCTCAAACTCCTGTTCGTTAATCTTAACTGCTGCTTCAGTCATCATCGTTGTCCATATAGTTACGCGAGAGGTCTTCAATGTACGATTTGCTGGATTCGAGACCCCGAATTAATCCAACAACTTCCCTATACGCGGCGTAGTCCTTGGGAGACCCCCCGGCTAGGAATTGCGTTGCAGACGAGATTTGCTCGTCGATCTTATCTGTGAGCACGTCAAAGACGGTCTTTGCCATAGGTTATTTATCTCCTCTTGGCTTGTTCTGCTGCATGAGCTTAGCGACCTCGATAGCAGTCTTATCCTGAGCTTCGCGGCGGGCCCGGCTCATCTCGACGCCCTTTACTTCAGCGTCGATCGCCAGCTGGGTCTTGTCGACTTTCAGCTCCTCGGCCTTGAGCATCGCGTCCGTCATGCTCTTAGCTGTCTGCAGCTTAAGCTGTTCACCCTTGTACTGGGCATCAGCCTGATCCTTCGCGGCCTTGCGCTGGACCTCCTGCGCCTTGATCTGGACCTCAGCCTGCTGGAGCTGGAACATGGGGTCTTGCTGCTGCTGCTGGGCTTGCTGCTGAGCTTGCTGCTGCTGGTTAGCCTGCGTGAGCTGGCGACCGGCATCGGCGACGAGGCGGGACAGCTGGACTTCGACTTCCTGCGGCAGCTCTGCGTTGGGATCAGGCAGCGGTGCCCCGAGCTTCTCCTCGATCTGCTGCCGGTACTGGAACCCGAGGTGCTCGGCGATGTGTGCCTGCAACGACGTCATGATCTGCTGCGCCTGCGGGTTCTGGCCAATCATCTGTGCAATCATCGGGTCCTGCATAAACGACATGTGGGTCGCAATATGCGCTTGGTGGTCCTGATAGATAAACGACCGCATCGGCTTGCCAATCAGCGCGTCCATGTTCTCGCTGACCGGGTCAGTCGGCTTGGCATCGGCCTTTGTCGGCACGATCTTGTCCGCGTTCTTGATACCCAGCACCTCCATCATCTCGCGGTGGAGGACTGGCAGGTTGTAAATCTGCGGGGCCTGCTGGGACATCTGCAGCACAGCCTGATACTGCACAACGCGCTGCGCCATGGTCGAGCTGTTAGGATCACTGACGGGGATCACGTCCACCATCATATAGTCCGACCGGCGTGCGCCCACCTCACCACGAGTGGGCTGGTAGGAGTACTCTTCTGGGGCATGCTCGGCGATGATCGCCTTGAGCATCTTGAACTCTTGCTTCATCGCGTAGTGCACACGCGACTGCACCGCAGCCATTGGCTTCAGGGTGCGCTCAAGCAGCGCCAGCGTCGTACCCACCGGTGCGTTTGCTGACATGTCGGAGATATTTAGATCACTGATAGCCCCGAGGCGGCGGCCTTCCTGTGTGATCCGGTCCAAGAGCTGCAGGAGCGTCTGCGACGGCTCTTTATAGGGCAGCGGCATGATATTATCGCGGATAGAGCCCGACGGGACGTCTACATCCTTGAACTCGCCCGGCTCGATCGGGCTATCGTCGCCCTTAATACGCAGGCCGCGGGTTTTCAGGCCCCCCGGCAGGTTAGATAGCGTGCCAGCGTCGACCAACTGGCGAATCAGCGACGTTCCTGCGCGTGAATAGCCCCCGATGATGTGAATCAGCCCCAGTCCGTAGAACCCAAACCCCGGAACGTAGGGGTAATGGACAAAAAACTGATTTTTCAGGGGGATTTCGGCGTCTTCTTCGTAGTTGCGGCGTACCGCCAGCACCTCACCTGAGCCCCGCTCGATAGTGACGACGTACGGCACCGGCATGTCATCCTCGTCGTCCACTCCGGGGACGCACATCTCTACATGGCACTCATAGAGTGCGTAGCGGTTGTCGTCAGTCAGGCTGAACCCGCCATCCTCGGCCTTTTTCTCCTCAACGTCGGAGTGGTACGGCACCGGCTCGCCCAGCTCGATGTCCCGATAGAAGCCCGCAGCCTGCAGCTTCTTCATCTCGTTCTTGGTTTTACGCATCACATGCGTAACGCGCTCTGCCGTCTCGATGTGACTCGCGCTGTAAGGCACGATAACGTCTTCTGCTGGGATATAGAGCGCCACTTGACGCCCAAAGTTCGGGTCGAAGTACACTTTCTTGAACGCAGAGCCCGCCAGACCCAGAGAATAGAGCATCCGCTCGTGCTCGGACCGGTACTCGACCATCCGCTCGGTGATCTCGTAGTTCATGTCGGCCTTGACGCGCTCCGCGGCCTCCAGCTTCTCCTTGCTCTCCTCGCCAAGCACCTTTACCTTTACCGGCCCAGCGGCTGGGAAAGTCTCAGACATAGTCTCAGCTTGGAACCGGATGGCTGCTTCAGCCAGAATCGTAGAAAACACCCCACAGGCACCCTCCCAAGGCTGCGTCCGCTCCTCGTACTTGAATCCCAGCACGTCCAGACCCTCGACGTAGGACTCAACCCACTCCTTCCGGCTCTGCATGTCGGCCTCGATCAGCCCCACGAGGTCGCTAGACAGGTCCCGCAGGTCCCCATCTTCCATGAAATCCGCTAGGTTTGCGTCAAATTCGGCCTCATCCACGGGTTCGGCGTCCGGAAACAGGATCACCTCCATGCTGCCGTCGTCCAGAATAACCGCCTCTGGGTCGACGATCTGAATCTCCAGATCAGATTCGAGGTCCATGCCCTCCATCTCATCGTCGTCAATGCCCATTGGGGCGCTGTAAATGCCTTTTTCGATAGCCATGTCTTATCCCTCAGTAGAAGCCGCCCCGGCGTTGTTTGAAGTATCTCTGCTCGTCTTCCTCGTCGGTCGGCAGGCGGATAAACCCTCCGCTCCGGAACCGCATGAGGGCCATAACTGTAGAGTCCACCAAGTCATCATGCGACATAAACGGAAATCCAGCAATCTCTTCGACCACTTCTTCGGCCCAGCGTGTCTGTGGAACCCAGCAGATACCCGATGCCACGATGTCTGCAACTGAATTTAGTCGCGCCAGCTTGTCACCTGACCCGCGGTGCGGTGTATATTCTGAGACTGGCAGCCCCATCCGACGCATCTCCTGATACAGTGCAGTGCCCGAACTCTTCTTCTCAACAATAAACGAGTCAGGCTCCCATTCACGGTACGCCTCCATCGCCATCTGTTTAAGCTCAGGGAACTCCATACGCTGCTTTATGCTATTTAACAATATGATGTTGTGCGCGTTAGTCTCTTCGTTGAGGAACACACCCCAAGTTGTTAGTGCGGTGAAGTCGGCACGGTTGTGTTTCTCGGCTGCAGCGTCGAGCGACATGATTATATACTCACAGCTGGGCGCGTCGTCCTTCTCCCACTGCTGCCACCAATCCCGCTTGATGAGCGCGGCCTCTTCGGCGGTGGGCTGCTGCTGGTACTGCGCGTTCCACTGAAACACCGGCATGGATGCCTTGGTGCGCGCTAGCGCTGCCAGATCAAAGAACTCTGGCCAGAGCGGCTTTTGTATAATCTTCTTTGTTTTGGGGTCCTCGACGTCGAGGATCGCGGGGAACTCCACCACCTCATACTGGTCGGCCTCAGCGTTCTTCCCCATGTCACGTGTTACACGGCCTGTAAGGTCGTCAAGGTGCCAGCGCGTCTGCACGATAGCTACCCGTCCGCCCGGCATCAGGCGGGTACGCGCGCCGAATGTGAACCACTCATAGGCTCGCTCAAAGGCACTGAAGTTACCATTCAGCACGTCCTGCTCTGAGTGGGGGTCGTCCACGAGCAAAAGGTCAGCACCGCGGCCCGCGATCGAGCTACCGATGCCGCAGGCAAAATACTCGCCCTTCATGTTAGTGTTCCACCGCCCTGCAGACTTAGAGTCGGTAGCGAGCGAGACTGTGGGGAATATAGACTTGTACGTATCTGTCGCGATGAGGTTACGCACCTTGCGCCCGAAGTCCACGGCGAGGTCCGTGGTGTGAGACACCATCATAACCTTCTTGTCCGGGTTCCGCCCAAGGAACCACGCAGGATAGAATATAGACACGAGCTGCGATTTACCGTGGCGTGGTGGCATGTTCACGCAGATACGGTCTTTATCCCCACGCTCAATGGCTGTCAGCATGTTGGCAAGGATGCGGTGGTGCCGCCCCACAAGATAGTTAGGGTCCATCTTCTTGCAGAACGCTAGCAGGTCGTCATACGCATCCTGATTTGTTTTACGGTTAGCCAGCTCGTCAACCATCAGGTCGATCTCAGCCAGCTCCTCGGGGCTCATCCCGTCCAGATTCTCCAGCAGTGCTTCTATCTCGACATCGCCGAGGTCCATCAGCTTATTCATCGTCGAACCCAAGCTCGGCGTCTACGTCGACAGCGTCGCCATCTATGATGATGGCATCTTCTATGTCTGGCTCTACCGGTTGCGGGGCTGTCAGTCTCTGCAGCTTCCTCCGCAGCTTCTCCTTTAGATCATCTGTCGTCTGGTGCGTGATCGTCACCTCGCTCTTCTCTGTGAAGAGCCCAACGTCTGACATCTTACCAAGCAGCTCCAGCGCCTTGATACGCACCCTTGGGTCCGGGTTCTCGGTCTCCAAGATCAGCTTGTTAGTGACAAGGTGCCGTACGGTTATCGCCGAGTCCACCACCTGACGCCCGAACTCGTCGAGAATCTTGTGCGTCTCTTTGATAACTGCGGGGGTGAGCTGCGCGGTGCGGGCAGTGGTCGTAGCCTTAGACGTCTTTTCCGGGTTCTGCGCGTATGCCACAGCCAATGCAGCTGCGGTATCCCTATCCTCCGCGGTAGTGGAGGTGTCCAGCCCGTGTTGTGATAACAACTCAATGGTCTTCGCGCACGCAGCGGCGCGGTCCTTCAAGTCCAGTTTGGGTGCGCGTTTGCTAAGAGGCACCCCGGATTCGGGTGTGAGTTGTAGAGTCATTATACATCGCAGGCTGTTGGCCGATGTCGCAAGTATAGATGTTTAGGTACAATTTCGCAAGACTCCGTAGCGTAGCGACATTTCTGCACCGGGGGACCCGTGGGTCCCATGACGGGGGGTGTTTCCCTGAGCGCGCCGAGCCCGCTGGGTAGCTAAACGCTAAGCCATTGATAATAAAAAATTTTTTATGGTCGTTTTCTGAGTGACGTGGGGGGTGCGGATTTATTCTTCTGGATTAGTAATATATAGGAAGTGGTGGGACTCCAAATCCTATTGCGGGGGGTAGGGGGCGGGTAGGGTCGCGATCTGGCCGTTTTGTTAGTGCTGCCCTAACAAGCCAAGACGTGATGCGCTACGCTTAGCAGGCGTTACCGTTCGGCGTTATCTCTTGTCATGTCATGCCATAACGTGTTACCTATTAGGCATCGGCAAACAAGTAAGACCGATATAACCCGAGAGGAAACACTATGTCTAACATCACACTTACAGCCGCTGCCGCTGTCGCGATAACTTCCGCCGTGTCTGCCGTGGAAGGCGCATCACGCAAGATGCAGTCTAGCATCGACGCGCTAGTCGCGGCGGGCATGCGATCGACCGACTTCGTATCACCTAAATCCAAAGACGGCGGCTCGACTTCATCGCCCGAGCAGTTCGAAGCGATAAACGCGGCGATCGTGGCGGGGTTCACGGCGCGCACTCAAAAGCTTCTGGTGGCACCAACCAAAGCGCTGCCCGAGGCGGACAAGGCAGAAAAGCGCTATGCGCAGCAGCAGATCGGTGCGCGCCGTAACGACTTCAAGCGTGGCCTTGAAAAGCGTGAAGGCAAGGCGGACGACCGCGCACCACAACAACCTAAGTCGGCAGAGGACAAGATCCGCGCGATGATAGAGAGCATCGAAAAGCTGGTTCAAGGCGCGGAAGCTCTGACATTCGACGCGGCCGACTTTCTTAAGGCGCTTCGCGATCTGAACAAGATGGTCAAGTGAGACTGGCTGACATCTTCGGGGTGGTGGCGATCTTCGCCATCACCTACGCCTTCTTACTTATGACCCCGTGACACTGGCCCATCCGCTTCGGCGGGTGGGCCTTTTTTTGTGCCTGCCGTCACGCCTTCTTTGTTAGTGTCACACTAACAAATTGAGACCAGTTCTTAGAGGAGCGTCGAGCCGCAGCACTGCGCGATAAGTCGTTCGCGGCGTGGTTGAGTGTGCTGTAGGATTCGATACACTCCGTGTATCGAACTTTTACCTGCGGTTGTCAAGCCCCTATTTTGTTAGTGTGACACTAACATACCGAAACCAGTTCTTAGAGGAGCGTCGAGTGTCACAGCTGGGGGTTGAGTGGCGTGCTGGACTCCATACACGTAGTGTATGGAGGTTTTTCTTCTGGTTGTCAAGCCAAAAAAGCGCCTATCGTAAAGTATCATCTGATGGTGCGTGTTCGCGTAACCCATTGATATTCCACAATGTTCTCTATGTTCGCAAAATGGCCTTTTTGTAACCCATTGAAAACAAACAAATGTTCGCAAATGGTTTTTTGTAAGTCATTGAAAACAAACAAATGTTCGCAAATTGTCGAGAATGCAGTTAATACATCCCAGCGCAGCTGCCCCCCCGCATGTTCGCAAATCACTAAATCCAAGAAGGGTTTTTAAGAGGTATATACTATTTTAACTAAAAAACGAACATCCGAACATTTCAATGAAATCAAGGCACTGCGCGTTCGCGACCTATTAGAAGTGAGAACATCCAAGAACATACGTCCCCTTACCTCCATTCACCATCATTTGACATAGCCTGATAGGCGTGGTATAGTTAAATCATACCACCAAATACTCCCCTGCAACACCCCGCGCCACTGTTAGTGACGCACTAACAAGGAACACCACCCGATGTGTGAAAAGATGTTATCACAAGACAAGAACCAGCGACCCCTCGCTGGTCTCTCCAAGACCGAGCTGCGCACCCTGTGCGCCACCCACTATCGTGCCGCTGTCGCCCGAGAAGCCCAAGGCAAAGCGTTCATCCTGCGGGCCAAAGCAGGCGTCAAGACAGCCCCCCGTGCCAAGCACAAAGAGTGGAACCGCGACGAGGCCGAGTCCCGCACCTTCGGTGCATTTAACAAGGCCAACCCACTAACACGAGAACGCTGGTCATACAGCGAGAACAAGTAAGGAGAAGAAGATGAAATGGTATATCGCAACTATCATGCGCGACTTCGCGTTCTATGGGTTCACCACCTGCCCGCTCACCGACGAGCAACTCACTGCACTCTACCGTGCCAACATCAAGGTCGATCAGGCCTACGGCATCGGGTGCGACGTGCATGCGGGTTTCAGCTTCGATGAGGCTGTTAGTGCCGCCACTAACAAGGAGAAAGAAGATGCCTGATTGTTATTGCCTCACCTGCGGTGACACCTATCCCGCTGCGCGGCGCGCGCTGGGCTACCAGACCTGCCTGTCATGCGGCGAGGAAGCCGCTATCGCGATGCGCACCTCATGGTGCATCGTCCCCCTGCCAAAGCAGGGCTACACGCGGGTGAACAAGAAAGACGAACTGAAACAACTTAACCAGAAGGTGCGATAACATGACGCCGCGATGGAAAGTGCGCCCCGAGACAAACGTAGAGCCCCTGATATTTCGTGGGCGGGCAGGCCCGTTGGATATATGGGAAGATACGTTTGACCTATTCGCGCCTTTTCTCGCGGTCTACGAGGCGGGCGGGCGGACCGAGAGTTCGTGGTGCAGGGACGCCGAGCACGTAATCATGAAAGCCGAGCGGGCAGACATACACCTCACGCTGCACGATCAGTGCAGGGTCCACCAGATATGTGCGGGAACCGCCGGCCGAGAACTTTGACATAGCGTGTGTAATACGCTATGATAAGATATACCACAAAAACACACTACAACAAACCAGCCGTCACTTGTTAGTGGCGGCACTAACACTGGAGAGAGAACACGATGCCTAATGATTTCAATACCCCGACGATCTCGTCATCCTCGATGCTGGTCGAACTCAGCATCTCAACGTGGACTGGACGCAAGCTGGACAAGCGCGCATCCAAGGACATCACATCGCAGAACTACGCGGCTGACGGCGTAGCTAACGTGAACAAGAAGCTGCTGGGCGACTGCGCCGAATTGAGCGCAGTGCAGAAATTCACAGCCAACCTGCGAAACGCACACTATTCCATGACCATGCCGTGGTCCGACACGGGGCTGCGCCTGCTGCCTACAGCGCAGTATTTCAAGTATCACGCGCAGATGACCGCGTTGCAGGCAGAATACGGGCGGCTCGTGGCGCTGTTCCTGAACGCATACGACTGGGAGATCATGCAGGCACAGACAAAGCTGGGCGACCTGTTCATCCGCGACGACTACCCCACGACCGAGAGCCTGCATAACAAGTTTAGCTTCAGGCTGACTTACATCCCGCTGCCCGATGCAGGTGACTTCCGCATCGACATTGCCAACGACGCAGCCGAGGAACTGCGCGCGCACTACCAGAACTACTACACCACACAGTTGGGTGTCGCCATGAAGGACGTGTGGAAGCGGACATACGACGCGCTGTCCCGCATGAGCGAGCGGCTCGACTACGCCGACCACGAACAGAAGAAGGTGTTTCGTGACACACTCGTGGAGAACGTAGCCGAGATGATCGACCTGATGCGTGTGTGTAACGTGGCCAACGACATGCAGATGGCTGCGATGGCCGACAACCTCGAAGAAGCCATGCGTGGTGTGACACCCGATGCACTGCGTGAGGACGAGTGGCTGCGCCGCGAGACTAAGCGCAACGTGGACAAAGCGATCAAGGCCCTGCCCTCGCTCGACATCTAAGATGTCGGCTAGTGAACCATAACAAAACAGGCGGCGTTAGTGCCGCCACTAACACAACCAAGGAGAACTACACATGACTACCGCACAACAGATGTATCACATCAACCTCGACCAGATCGCAGCACTCATCAAGGCGACGGGTCACAAGCGCACCACACTGGTGCAAGGCCACATGGGCACAGGCAAGAGCAGCCTGCTGCGCACGCTCGCCAACGATCTACCACAACACACCGCGTGTTACTTCGACTGCACCACCAAGGACTTGGGTGACATCACGCTGCCTGAGATAATGAAGACGAGCGGGAAAGGATACGTGACCTATGCCACCAACGAGGAGTTGGGTGCGCACCATGGCGGGCCAATTATCCTGATGATCGACGAGTATGGCAAGGCTAATCCCGCCGTGAAGAACGCACTGTTACGTCTCATGCTGGAGCGCAAGATCGGTAGCTACGAGCTGCATCCTGACAGCGTTGTGTTCGCCACCACTAACCTCGGTGCCGAGGGTGTCGGTGACTTGTTGCCACCTCATGCGCGTAACCGCATCACCGTGGTGACTGCGCGCAAGCCGAGCAACATGGAGTGGATCGAGTGGGGCATCAACAACGGCGTGGACCACACCCTGTTGGGCTGGTGCAAGGACAACCCGCAGCTGTTCCTTGGCTTCGAGGACATCAAAGACCCCGAGGAGAACCCGTATATTTACCACCCCAAGGCACAGCGTGCAGCGTTCGTCACACCTCGCTCGCTCGAAGCTGCCTCGGATGTTCTCAAGGAACGCCACCTGATCGACCAGCAGACTACAACGGCGGCGCTCATGGGCACGATCGGTGACCGTGCGGCGATGGACCTGATGGCCTTTGTCAGTCTGGCTGACCAGCTGCCCTCGCTGGAGAGCATCAAGAAAGACCCGCTCAATGCACTGGTGCCTGCCTCTGCCGCAGCTGTTTGTATGGTGGTGTATCGGACACTTGCATCATTGGAGCGTGACTGGCTCGATGCGTGGATGGAATATATGCAGCGGCTCGACAAGGAAGCGCAGGGTATGTTCGCCAATGGTGTGCGTGCTCCCAAGTATTCCAAGCAGGCTATGGTGATGACCAACAAGAAGTTCACGGCGTGGGCCATGCAGAACAACTACCTGTTTGCAGCAGATAAGAAGTGAGGAGAGAAACAATGGCTAAGAGATACAAGCGCAAGACGTCGAGTAACACCGGCACAGCATGGACGGACGAGCACACTGACACATTGCTTACCATGTATCATGCAGGGTTTGACACGTGGGATATTGCCAAAGCACTTAACCGCTCGAGAGGCGCGGTGCAGCAGCGCATCTACGTCACGGGCCTGCACAAGCAGCCGAAAAGATACGAGACTGTTAGTGTACCACTAACAAGTGAGGACGCAACTAAACACGTGGTTAGTGATACTAACACGTCGACATTAAAACGCTGGTGGACCCGCTTGTTCGGCGGGTCAGATATGGGAGCACAATAACATGCTGATGATGGGTAACTTAACGCCAGACCAGAGGGTGCAGAAGGCTGTGATCGACATCATGGCTAACCTCAAATACAGGGCGCTGGTAGGTGTGCTAATGATCGGGGCACGACGTGTCGAGCATGACGCGCAGCGTTGTCCGACTGCATATACCAACGGCAAGGACGAGGTGTATGGCGCTGACTTCATCGCCGACCTCAACGACAGACAGCTGCGCTTCCTTGTGCTGCACGAGGTGTATCACAAACTCTATCGCCACCTCACCACGTGGCAACATCTCTACAAGGAGAACGCGCAGCTGGCCAACATGGCCTGTGACTACGTCATCAACGGTAAGCTGGTCGACGACAACGCTGACCTGTTCGCCACCATGGACGGCAAGCTGAGCATCGGGTGCTACGACGACAAGTATCGTGGGTGGGACAGCGCGCAGGTGTTCAACGACCTCAAGAAGAACCCGCCCCCGCAGGGGCAGGGCAGTGGTGTTAGTGGCGGCACTAACACGGGAAATGGCTTCGATGAGCACGGCTGGGATGATGCGTCCGACATGACCGCAGAAGAACAGCGGGACTTGGCGCGTGAGATCGACGAGGCTGTGCGGCAAGGTGCGCTGGCTGCTGGCAAGCTGGGCAGTGGTGCTGACCGCGACATGGTTGAACTGTTGCAGCCACAAGTGGACTGGCGCGAGGTGCTGCGTGACTTCGTGCAAACAACTTGTCAGGGCAATGACTACTCGACATGGCGCAGGCCCAACCGTCGTTACATCGGCGCGGGTATCTACCTGCCGAGTGGTATCAGCGAGAGTATCGGTGAGATCGTGGTGGCTATCGACACGTCAGGTTCTATCGGTGCGCGTGAACTGGGTGCCTTCCTCGCCGAAATCAAATCGGTGGCGGACACGGTGCACCCCGAGGCTATTCGCATCCTGTATTGGGACACGCGCGTGGCAGGTGACGAGCGGTATGAAGGGGCCGAAGCGGACAACATCGTGCAGTCTACCAAGCCCAAGGGCGGCGGCGGCACCGACGTGCGCTGTGTGCCACAATACATCGCAGACAAACAGATCAAGGCGCAGGCAGTGATCGTGCTGACCGACGGCTATCTGTGCGGTGGCTGGGGTGAGTGGCACCACCCTGTGCTGTGGACTGTGTTGGACAACGAGCGGGCCAGCCCTGACGTGGGCAAGACCGTGCACATTGAATCGAGGGATATGTGAAGCGGCGGCAGGTAGGCCTAGTCGTAATAACAAGTGTGGCTCGGTGGGTAGCAAGCAGCCCACCAGACTACTTAACACCGAAACAGAAAAAGATATGGAGAAGAAACATGGGATACAGAAGTGACGTGTTGATCGCTGTGGCGTTCAAGAACAAGGCACAACGCGACGAGGTGTTGGCAGTCTATGTGATGGACCAGCGTGTGACGGACAACAACCTCGCACCTGCGAGGTGGAAGAACTACGACGAGGGTGAATACCCCGTGCTGTATTTCGAGGCCGAAGATGTCAAGTGGTATGACAACTACGACGACGTGCAGGGTATCGAGCACCTGATCGACGTGGCGTCTAACTTCGCACAGGAACGTGGGCATCCGTTCGCTGCACTACACTATCGCATCGGCGAGGAACTCAGCGACATCGAAACCACTGAGAAGAAGGCTGATCCCAGCGGGGAGATGATGAGTTTCTTATTCGACATGTGCGGCATCAAGCGCCGCCTCACACACAACTTCGGTTAGTGCGACACTAACAAACCAAGGAGATATAACATGGCACTTACTTACTCTACCTTCAACACGTTCGCTGACGTCGAATCGTGGTATGAGCGCATCAAGCCACTGGGCGGTGCAGCCAACGCAGGTAAAGACATACGACCAATCGGTGGTCGTAGGCGCAAGTGGGAGCGCATCGCCAAGGTCAGTGACAACTGCTACGCGCTGTCTGATGGCTTCCAATATGGCGACGAGTACTTCGGCAAGTGGCTCTACAGGGGGGATGTCGCATACACGCCGACACTCAAAGACATGGCGTTCTACGCACCGATCGTGTGGCGCAAGCACAAGGATGGCACCGAGACAATTACCTTCCGTAACGGGGCAGGCAATGGTGCCCACAACATGCGCTATGCGTTCTTATATAGACACACACCGCATGGGGTCGGGTTCCGCAGCCGCAACGGCAAGCACTTCATCGAGGCTGCGGGCGGCACATACTATCTCGCTAAGGGTAAAACAGTGCCGCGCGTGGTGTGGGAGAACACACAAAAAGAACTCGCTACGGTGCGTGGTGGCAATACCCCCAAATGGCTCGAATGGCAGCGAGTCAAGGACGACGGGGCGTCGCTCACGTTCAAGCGCACTGACATAATGGGAGGGCGTGGCTATCTGTGGGAGTTTGTCAGTGGTGGCAAGCCAGTCCCTGTGCCTCCGAGGAAGCGTGTGGACCTCAAGACCAAGGCCAAGTTAAAGCCGCACGTCGAAGCGTTCCGTGACTGGGTACTAGCTGTTGGCCCGCTCATGCCGACGCGTGACTACCAATACGAGCGTAGCTTGCGTGACGGCTTAGCCGATTGGGGTAAGGAGACAGGCACTAAGGTTGGCAGCACACGGAGCCTAGCGTATATGCTCGAACCAAAACTATCACGTCAGATCATGGCGGATGAAGCGCACCCGATGCGGTTGCAGCTAGCCTATGTGGCTGTGACGCAGGCTGAACTTCTTACGCCATGCTTGGACGAGGACGACGTGAAGCAGGTCAAGGCAGCGTTTAACCGCTGGGTCAACAAGCATCTTGGCTTGGTAAAAGAAGTGAAGGGATGAAGCGATGAGTAAGATGGAAGCAGCATACGTACGCCAGCTATTGGAAGAGCACGACAAGCGGGAGGAGCAAGTCCCGTATAACGCTGTGCTGCGTGACTTTCGCCGAGATGTAGAGGCGGCGATCCCCGGATGCCGCACGACACTACGTAATAACAACTGGGCTTGGGTCTATATGCCAGAGGACCACATCGCCATGGGTGCCATAGGGTTCGGTAACTTCAGCCAGAACGGCAAGGGCGGCAACGTCTACGCCGTGCATGCTCGCAACATTGTGAACGGTAAATACAGCAGCGGCTCCACGCAGCATAACATGGTGATGAGTTCTAACTGTAGTGTCGCCGTGAAGAGCGCCAAGAAGTTTCTGCGCAGGCTATCGCCGAAGGAGTTGGTGGAGCACACGTACTCACACGTCCGTGATGCCATCAGCCAGATGCGGCAGTCAGCGCGCGAGGTGATGACGAGCGAAGAGGTCAGACTATTTGGTGCAGGCCTCTATAACAGGAAGGACGCCCCTGTGCTAGTAGAACTCAAGCGCCTCATAACAAGCGAGCATACGTTTTTCGACACGACACTGACCGACAGGCTCACCGAGTATTTCGCACTGGGGGCCGAGAATGATAACGCACAGCAGCCCTACAACATGCTGTTTGTCTCGATCACGCAGGGTGGGGGTAAGCAGCGGTTCGATGTTGTGCCCGTGGACAAAGCCGAGAACCACTGGCCCATGATGGGTGAGATCGAGACATACTATGACGACTTGCCCGAGCATATACTTGGTCGGTTGGCAGTGATGAGTATGGTGGAGGACGGCGCGTTCGTGCCCGGCGTGGGCTTCAAACACACAGAGGGGATGTTTTATGTGGCTAGGTGAAAAAGATTTCGCTGACTACAGAGGTATGAAGTTTATAAAATACCGCGACCTAGTCCAAGCACATGGCTGGTACAGGTGTAGCCAGCGCGCGGCGTATTGGGTCGGCGATACCGAGAAGCTACCACCTGATGATAACATATACCGTGTTACTGTAGACGGTGTGATCGGACATGTTCGTGTAGCATGTATTGGCCTAGAAAGTGTTGACGCGATAGTAGATGGTAACTACGATGGTATCGAATCGCTTCCGGACTGGATGCGAGAGAAGATTACCTTACTCAGTATGCTGAGCTGTACCCCACCGACTGAACCTGTCGAGGGTGTGGGTCGGCGTATCAACGACGAAACATATTGGGTGTTTTGTTAGTGCGACACTAACAGGGGCTTCGGCCCCCACCCACAAACCGAAACCAGTTACCGCGGAGAGCGCCATGAAGAAAGACCCACACGACCTCGAACGATTGAACAAGATGATAAGTCCGTACCAAGGGCCCGGATGGGCGGCTACGTCCCGCCCCGAGAAAGAGCGCATGCTGCGAGCGCAGTCCCGTAAGCGTCGCCAGATTAGGCGGGCCGAGGCACCCATCGACGCGCTGCATGTGTGGGCATACGTTATATTCTGCGTCTTTTTGGCAGGTATATTAATCGTAGAGTTGGGAGGGATGTAATGAGTGACCCACAAGAACGTGTGGGCCGAGGTCAGTGGTTCAGCCACGATGGGCCCGTCTGGATTGATACGTTGGGCGATGAGTACCTGCTCAACTGCTACAAGACATGCTTGCGGCACGACAATATGAAGGCCGACGAGTTACTAGAAGAAATCAGAAACAGAAACATGGAATGGAGATTAGAGACATGACTAAATTCAAAGCAGGCCAGAAGTGGCGGACACGGGGCGGGGATATTTGCACGATTAAGATGGTCAACAATGACCCGCAGTACGCAGATGAAACAGGACTTTATGTAGACGATGGGACTTACCGCTACGCTGATGGTTCTTTTTACGATGGTGAGACTAATGAAGGAGACTTTGTAACCCTGATCGAAGATGCCCCCGAAGATGACCTGCACCCATGCCTTGAGCGCGTGGAAAAGCTGGTGGTTAAGGACGGTGTGTATGGGCCGTTTGTTGTCGGCAAGAAGTTGAACGGTCGTGTGTATGTTTATCTAAGCAAAGAAAACATCACACCAAACGATTTTGCCCAAGCCGCTGCGTTGTTCACGGCGCTGGCAATGGCTACTGAGGGGGTGGAGTGATGGCTGACGCACCGGAACGGATACAAACGCTTGACGACTACGGGCAGTGGGCAACCGACTACGATGGCGGCGTTGAATAC